ACTAACCCCATATCCACCCACACACACAGTGAAGCACTTGTGATAAGTGGCTCTTTCGTAACTCTCTACCGCACTGCCCACACAGCCTCATCCACATGGTGTACTCCTACCACGAAAGGAATGTAAACTCGTTGTTGAGATCGCCGTCACTATTTCCAAACGGTATGCGTGCGTAGTCTTGATGTTGCATGCGGCGTACATTAGCATTCTTCAATTGGAACATTTGCGTTCTGGATTCTGCCAGCAAATCCGCAAGCCCCGGTGACCCTAACATGCGAGCGTACTTTACTGCTGTCATATACGCTACAGCATCTGTACAGTCCATAACCGGAATGTACGTTGAAGAGAAGTCTAAATTAGGACTGAAAAACTGTGGCAAGGAGCAGTAGTATCGCAGGCGAATGTCTCGTTGCTGCGTAGCTCCGTGGAAGTTAAGGTTGTTGTTTCTCCACTCCCACTCTCTCAAGCATGTGCCTTGCTGCCAGCTACTAAGACCCCCAGACGGTGCATCCATTAGGCAGAAAGGATCGTTGCTTCCCGTTGCTCGTTCCCATAGCTTAGTGGGATAAAGCATGTCCTCAGGAAGTCGTAGATTTGGCCATAGCTGCACACCATCGAAGTAACCTTCGGGCGTTAGGATAGTTTGAATAGCTGGATCAACAGCGCCGGGACCACCTTGGGTTGGGCTGTTGATTATTGGCAGACCTGTCAGTATGACGTTATCTTTGATGAGTACCGGATCGCCTACGTTACGTAGCTCGCGGTATAGTTCTCGAATGGAACTGTTGAGGAAGGGCTGTGTGAAAGGTGAAATCGTTGGATCGTTCGTGAAGATTTGACCTTCTCCCGGCGTGTCCGTTTGACCTGCTTGGGTATCGTTTACCAAACTGCGTACTAGGTCCATTACTGTTGCAAGACTTGTAGTTTGCTGCCCTACATTAAGGGTTGGTGAAGACATTGTGCATTCCTCTCTACAACTTTAGTACACAACTCTAGGAATCTTTTCTTGGGCAAGTCCATCTTCATAGCGTCGATGTCTGCACAGCAAGGTACACAGTTTTCTTCTGTGTACCCCTTTGAGTTGTCTACCCTGTCTATTCCGTTGTAGGTGTACTGCTCTCCTGAGCGTACTGTTTTCACATTGGACGGCAATTCTCCTGTGTAATAACACGGAGACTGCGTAAGCGTATAAAACTGTTCCTCGGTTAACTCCCAAGTCAGTCCTCTGTGTTTCGCATTTGCCTTGTACTGATCTAGACATCTACGAAAGGCAGTTCCCGGCTTCCTACTCTTAGCCTTCCACTGCTCACTTGCCTGTACTTCTTTCACGTAACAACCACAACTTCTTGTAGTAGTTACTGCGCTTGGACATGACAGGTGGCATCCTCTTATAACTTTAGTTCCTCCACACTCACATGTGCAGAACCAATACCTAATCAACTGCCCTGTTTTACCTTTTGGTTTGGAATGATGCAAACTTTGAACAGTAAGCCTTCCAAACTTCATCCCAACTAAATCCTTGAATTGCCCTAATCTTGGCATTATATTCCTCCGCAAAGGTTTGTGAGGCGCATTGCGGTGCGCCCCACCACTGCTTGGGAGCTACCCAAAGCAGGTACAAACTAAACAGAGGGGGACAGGGCTAAGTTTACGGCTTTTGGACTCAGATCAAAAGCGGTTCTCTCCCTGTCCCCCTAAGATTGGTACAGAAATTACATGGCACCCTTGCCCACCCGGAAGTACGGGGGACTCAGAACCCCGCTTCCTGACGGAAACACGAGTGCCAAGCTTGTTACTGAAATGTGCGCGGCGTTGTTCTGCCGCGACTTGATGTTACACAGCCTTTGGCTGTCTTGGTGCATATCGCTCATCTTCTGTTGCTTCGTACGCCTGTGCGCGACTGCGGACGCCTGCCTTGATAGCTGCATCCCAATCTCCAATACACAAACCGCCTCCGTCCATAGGATGGAACGGTGCACCGACACGCGCAGGTGATCCGCAACGTGGGCAGTTCTCCAAGTGGACTTCCTTCTTGTGCCAGTTGAAAGTCTCGTGGAAGTAATCCGCTGCAGCGTGGTGCGCTGGAGTCAACACTGCAGGCAATGCCTGAGGGTTAGATGTCTCCACTGCACGCGCTTCAGTAAGCAGACTACGATAGTGCGCTTCAAGACGGCGCGTAGCAGCAGCCAGTTCCTTTTCGGTAGGCTCTTCACTCAAAGACCAGAACACTCCCAGTCTTCCAAGGTTTTGTCCTACGGAATCACTGCCTGTAACAACCGCGTCTTGGTCTAGCGTCCAGTTGTCAGGATTCACGATGTCCATTGCCATGCGTCGTCCGTCCATGACGGTGATGTCAATTTCGTTGGAGTCGATGTTTCCCTTCGGCATCTTGAAAGGAGAAGGCAGCTTGGTCACTCTTGCATACTTCTCACTCTCTTTACGTGCCGGAATAACCATTTCCTTAATCACTGGCAGGCGTGAAATCTTGTACTCCTGCTTTGCGATGTTGAACAGATAAACAAAGAAGTCGGCTGGACGACTCAGCATGTAGTCTGCTGTAGAGAAGTTCCAATCGATGTTGTTGATCTTGCTCAAGCTGGAGGCGGCTCCAGTATTCACTGCTGTGCTACTAACTAGCTTTGCTGAGATTTCGGGCATTATGAGTCCTTCTGGCGCGTACGCCATTCTGAGTTTCTGAGTCTAAATCGTGGGATTTGCTGAGTGCGAACTAAGTCCTCTCCCTAAGGTCTTAGCGTTTGTTACCATCCTGTTCCAGTGCCGAGTCATTTGCTCAACTTTCTTGTCTATGAGTGAAGTCCTGCACCCTTGCCGTGCGTATGACACAGGGCCTTTGAAGGCAAGAGAAGAATCTCTCATGCAATCTTCGATCATAGTTAAGTCTGCTGCATCGTCCTTGTCTTTCTGTTCCTTCAGTGCTGCCATGGTTTTCTCGTAGGAGATTTCCCTAGCCTGCATAATGATAGGAACTACTGTGTCCAAGACAAATGAGTTTAGAGGCATTGCTTCAATGTGCATCTTACCGTTTTGCATGTCACGCCAGCACATGTTGTACAGTAGAGTGTACTTCCCTGAGTAAGGGTACTCTCCTAGCATTTGCAACCCAGTGTCTTCGTCTATGTTTCCAACGTAGTATGACTCTGGTGTTCCGTATGACAGAGCGTCTTGCCACTGCATCAACATCCAACTAGGAGTTCCTCCACCTACCAGAAGGTCTCTGTACCCTCTGTAGCTGGGTTGTCCTTCTACGGTCCAGTCGCCTCCGGCGCGGTACGTACACTCGGGTTCGCCGCCCATTCCCCAACGCACAATGAAGCTTGGTTGGTCGTAGCGGTTAGTCCCTCCAATACGCGTAAGCTCTTCTTGGAACCACTCTGGGCATTGGTTGTACTGATAACTATCCGTTGGATTGGGCATCTTGTGTGCTGCCCTCCTGAGCCTTCATTGCTTCGCGCTGTGCAGCTACCTGCGCCTTCTTCACTTCGACGTAATCATCGATCTCTTTTCGATCAACGATTGCTAGTTTCTTTTCTAGGATGAAGTTGAGCAGAAGTGCTGCGGTGTCTGCCATACCCATCAACTCGTTGTCGTTGGTGGCTAATTTCATGAACAGAGTCTGTGCCTCACGCCGAGTCATGGGTGCATCCCAGTACTTATCGTAAGGGCGCTGAATAGGTGATTCGTTTGGATCAATAAGTAGGCTAGACATAGTTGTTCACCTCTACTGGCTTGTACACGCCACGAATGTCTTGCACACGAACCACATCTAGGTCTTCGCTGGCTTCGAACTCTACGCCTATTGCATCGCACATAGCTTCTACTTGCGCATCGGGAACCTTAAGCTTCTCCGCATTGTATTCGCCAAAGAGAACTCGGTACCCCGGCTTGATGATGTCGGACAGTCTGGTTTTGACTCCACCCATAACAACAAAATCACCAACCGCTAGGACAATACCTACGTTTGAATGCTGTCTGTACTTTGCTGGAATGATGAACCCTGTGCGTTTGTCACGCATAGAGCCGTCTTCAAGCTGTTCCATGTTCTTGTCTTCTGCCACGCGCTTGATAAGCACACGGTCAAGGATTGGTGTGAAGGGTTCATACTGCTTCTCTGGGAACTTTGGTTCTGCCTTCTTCACTGGTTCTGAGTCGAATCTTGAGCGTCGGTCAATTACTGTGATCCCACTGCCTAGCTCTTCTGGAGCCACGTTGTGCAGTTCGATAGGATCGTTTACTTCACTACCACCTGCTGAGAACTGGGCACTGCGAGCGCCCCGTGCTAATACATCTCCACCTGAGTTCATTGAGTCTCCTGAGTCTTTCTGAGTTAAGAATCGATCCTCGGAGGACCAGTCCCTATACGTTTGCGCGAGAGGGGCTGGGCCGAGGGCATTGCTCATGCACCGCAAAGTGCCAAGCAAAAGTCGTTTTCATTGCAAAACAAAAGGCCCTGCGAGTGATCGCAGAGCCTGCTTTGCTAAATTCGTTTGTATGAGTCTAGGTAACGCAACGCACGCCCTGTCCATGACTCCAGTTTCCCTATGAGTGTTGGAAACGGGATGACCAAGGCTTCTTTCAAAATTGCTTCTAGGAATCCTACCATGCGGTTGCAATCTGCACAAAGAATGCCACGGTTGCATTTACCACACGTTAGTTCCTTGTCACAACATGTGTGATCGTGATCTACAGCCATTCGACGTTTATCATCACCTTGTACTGCCTTGCACAGTGCGCAGTGACCGCCTTGTTCTTTTAGCTGCAATTCGTACTCTTCCACCGTCATCTTATGGCGTCTTTCCATTTGCTTTCTTCGCCCATACTCCGGTGTGTACCACTTACCGTTTGGAAGTGTTGTCTCCCACGCTGCTGTAGCCTCTTGAAGTTTCCGGCGAAACTCCGGGTCTTCAGCGTAGCGTTTACGGTCATTCTTTCTTCGGTCTTCTTTGTTCTTATACGGCATTAATTTTCTCCTCTGCAAAGGTAGAGCAGGAACCCTGTTGCAGCAAGGTTCCTACTCCATCTATGGTATCACAACTGCAATTGTAATACAAGGACAAAATTACACCGTTGGAACGGCGGCATTCTGAATATACAAGCCAGCGCGAGGAGCCGCATTGGCAAGGTTAAAGCACGTATTGTACGCAAACATCATTTTGTTACACGCTTTGCGTGGTGTAGTCATTTCTGCTACACTCTCATGGTTTATTTTCCATGAAGATCGGACTATTGCATCACTCTTTCGAGCGCCCTATCGCTTAGTCTCTCACGGTCCCTATTGGGTTCCGCCTCGTTGCCGTTTCAGGTTTCGAGTCAATCAGATTGGGTTTTACTCGCACATGTTTTGCGTCGGTTTATGCGAAGTCAAATACGTTCCGTTCGTGGTGCCCACGTCTGGAACTGGTGCTACGACGTTTCCGCCGCCGAAGTCATACAACTCCAGTGGGGAAAGCTCACCGATGTACCAGTTCTCCATCAGGAGAAGGTCCATACGGCTAGCAGTAGCGGTAGCGCTCTTGTGGTACTTGCGTCCACCGAACGTATCGCTGAAGTAGCGCTTGGACATGTCCAGAGTCTTCTCGCCCTTAACTTCCTGAGCGTTGACGATCTGCACATTGTACATCAGGTTGCTCTGGGCAAATGCTTGCTCAAGAGGACCATACCAAATACCAGACTTCAGGGACTCTGCGTCTGGGCCGAGTGCACGGGTCAGGAGCACTTCTGCACGTTGCGCGATTCCGGGGGTAATAGCTGCACCATTCAGGTTAATGGTTGGTGTGCTCAAACGTCCGGGGTACGCATTGCGGTTCAGTCCACCGATGGTTCCGGTGTTGCTGTTCACGTCCCAAGCCTTGATACCTAGGATCGAGTTGCCGCTGCCGTACGATGCGCCAGCCACAACGATGTAGTCGGTCACGACAACATCAGAGGGCAGTGCGGTACTGAAAAACAGAGTGTTGCTGGGGCCATCGGAGTAGCTGATGGTTGCGCTAGACACTCCACCAGTGCGCTGAACACCACCCGTGCTGTAGAACTTCACGACCTGTTGGTCGGTGAAAGCCACTGCGACGTTGATGCCAGTGATGCTGGCGGTCTGGGCTGCAGGTGATCCGCCGCTCAGAACGATGACTGCTGTTGCAGGAATCTGGTCGATCATGCCCGTACCATCCGAGTTGATAAGACCTTCAATACCCTGCATTGCGCTGTCCAGAGAGTTCTTCATTTCCTGTGCCTTCACAGCGAAGAGACCCTTCTGCTTGGAATCGGTGGAAGCCTGAGCTAGCCACGAAATCTCGCAGACGTTGAACAGATAAACCGGGGCCAGAGCGAAGGAAGCCCATTGCGAACCGCTGCCACGTAGCATGCTGTCTGCATTGCCCGTGCCTTGAGTAATTGCCGCACCAGCCTGCACCCGGAAAGGTACGCGGAATGATGCACGTTGCGTCCCGCCAGCGTTCGACTGGTTGGACACAGGGATTTTGGTTGCTTCTGCCTTGAACATGCTGTATGCAGTGGTCCCGTGGAAAACTAGATCGGGTATCTCCTTGGCAAACGCATCTAATTCAACTGCTTCTACTGCGGCTTCTAAAAGAGCCATATAACCTACTATGCTGCTATGAAAAGTTCCACGTAAAATGATAGGGTCTCTGAGCGAACCTAACCGGAACTGTTCCGCTGAGTCGTTCTACTGCGTTTGTGCTGCAGCAATTCTTGGTGTGCCCATATTTAAGGTGTTGTCGCCACCGCCACACTTCAGAACTGACGATGAGATGTAACTCCGTAATGTCTGAAACCTGCCGTCAGGCTTCGCATGCTAGTTGCTGTCCGTTGGTTCCATCAGACATTACGGAGGCACATCTCTGTGCTCTCCTTGATTCTTACAGAGACTGCGTGCCTACAACGTCCGTTGCTAGAACGGTGATGTTGTATGGTACATCAGGGGCTGTTGGTTGTGCCGCTGAACCTGTGCATCGCACAGTCAGAGACGCTTGACTTCCAGAACCAGATACAGCAGTTACGACGCCAACGACTGATACTTGATCATTGACTTCGATGGGCTTGCCGTTACGAGTTGTTCCTGTTGCCATTTGTTACTCTTTTCTCTGAGATCGGATACGACATCTACTTCCGCCATGTAATGAACTTGACGGACTTACCGTCTGTAGTCTTAACGAAGCCGCGTCCCATAATCTGTAGCGTAACCAAATCAGAGGAAGAATATTCCTTGCCTCCGACCTTAATTGCGTCACGCACAAGATTTGCAGGGCGACTTGCAACGTATATTGGCTTTCCTGTGGCTACTGACTTTGCTGCATCTTTGACTGCCGCGTCCTTCTTCACTGTTGCTGCGGCTGCTTTGCCTGCCGCACTACCGCCCTTTGCGTAACCGGGGTAGCGTGCTTGGATTGTCTTAGTCACAATGTCGTTGGCAATAGACTGGACCTTTGCATCGTGGTATTGAACCATCTTTGCACGGTCTGGTGTCTTCTGCTTCCACATCGCGTCCATCTGTATCTGGTAGGCTTTATCGGCCTTCAGTGCAGCGTACAGTCTGTCCTTGATTCCATTTCCTAAGTCAATGATTGTCTCTCGTGGGAAATCCTTGAAGAAAGGCTTAGACCTTAAAAATGCACCTAAGGATTTTCCTAGAATATCATTGTTCTTGTGTTCGCACTCTTCAGCGACTCCACTTTCAAATTTCTTACGCTCAGCAGTGGCCGCATCAGTCTTTGTCTTTTCGAATTCTGCCTTTTCTGCTAAGAACTTCTTACGCTCCGGTGTTTCCGCTGGAGTTGTGGTTCTGTTCTTTGCATCGTTGCTTAGATCGGTATACCAGTCTGTGAGGCTCTTAACTAAGCTGGTGATCTTGGCAACATCAGGAACTGTTTCTCCCTTATCATTCTTTGTTGCAAGCGCAGCGTTGAATTGACTTACAAAGGAATCCATCTTGACTTCCTTCAACGCTTCTGCAACTACCGGGATGGTCGTATTGTAGAATGCATCGGCATCATGTGCCTTCAGCTTCTGTAATAGCGACGGTGCCAGTACACCTAGTGCCTCTGGGTGACCGCTGGCTTTAAGGTCTTCAATAACGTTGTCCCACAGCTTTGGATCGGCTGCGTAAAGCAACTCATCTGTTGCAGTAACCGCTTCGATTGCGTCCTGCATCTTTTGATAGCCTTCTGGGCCACCTACTGAGTCGATGAAGGCTTTGGCTTCTTGCATTTCTGCAACGCCTTTTGGGAAGATTTGCTTTGCAGCATTCCATCGCTCAAAAGAGCCGTGCAGTTCCTTAACAACTCCAGCGTTCTTTGGGTCTGCATCTCGCATGGCTTTCAGTGCTGTGCGGACGTTTGCTGGGGTTGCATCTGTCGGAGTATTCTTGGCAGCGGCTGCGGTCTTGAACGCCTCTTGTTCTTCAGGTGTCTTTTCCGTTCCATCTGCATTAAGTGTTTCGGTTTCTTTACCTGCAGTATCGGTGGTATCATCCGTGCTGATGTCTGTGGTATCCGCTGTTGAGTCGGCAACGGTTGTATCTACTGTTGAGTCTACAGTAGTGTCCACAGTGGTATCTGCTGAGTCTGATGTAGCTGCGGCTGAGGAATCCAGCATCGCAAAATCTACGATATCTGTTGCCATTTGTTGAGTCCTTCAATCTGAGTTAGGGCCGTGAATAATCACGGCCCCTTTGTTCTTACTGTGCTATCGGTTGCTTCAGTGCTTCTGGGATTGCTTTACCAGCAATCTTATGGTCGAGCGCTGTGCCTGCTGCTTGGGCGAACATGTCAGGTGTTGCATTGATGTTCATCTTAGCCAGAGCTTGCACTGCAATCGGTGGAGGCATCTTAGATACATCGACACTCAGTGACTCGGATGGTGGTTTACCCGGAGGCATGTTAGCCGCTGCAATCTTCTTAGCCATAGCTACGTGTTCTGCCCAGTGTATGTGGACGTTTTCATAGCCTGCACTTTGTTCTTCTGTTCCGTGCTTGAACTTCTGTCCCTCCGTAGAGTTCATCCATTCAAAGCACTCGTTAGCTTCTACTGCGTGATTTTCGCTCTCATCTTGTGCAACAGGTATAGTGCTCACCATCTTTGGTAGAGAGTTCATAGCCTGTTGTATTTGTGAGACCATAGCGGCGGCTTGAGGCGGTACTTGTTCGCCTTGTGCCGATGCGGCTGTCATGCCCATTGTTACCTTTTCCAAACCTGCACTCATTTGTAAGAGTTGTGGATTCGGCATAGGTGCAGCGCGTAGCAAGAGTTCAAACTCACTACGTTGTTTAGTGACTGATGACGCCCCAGCTACTTTGTAGTTTTTCATACGAAGTGCTTTTGACGTTTCCTCTAAGTTCGATGGGCTGAATACCCATTGTGCAAGAGGTGACGCAGGTGCAAGGTTTGCCTTATCAATCAGCGTCATTATTTTTACTGCTTTTTCTTCTTCAGTCTCTGGCAATGATGGATTGCTCTCTGGATAACATAGTACGTTACCTCCAAGAAGGTTCGCAGTGTTGACTGTTACGTTTCCACGTCCCTGTATATTCTGCGATATTTCTTTTCCATCTCTGCATTCTGCTGCGCACTTAACGGCTTGTCTAGCTGCGGTTGCGAATAGGTCTTGAATGTTATTCCAAGGGCAACCTACTCGCTGCAGTGCTTGATCACGCTGTATTACTGCATTTCCTACTGTGTTCTCCCCTGTAGCATTGCCGAACAATGATGGCAGTGCTCCAGATATCTCTTCGGAAAGAGTAGTTATGAACCACTTGATAAATTCAGGCAGCGCAGGCTGGTGCTGAGGAGTAGGCTCAACCATTATGTATTGAGACTCTGCCGTCAGTCCGGGCTGAGGTATAAATGGTCCGATGCTTCCGGGGATGTTTGGTTCTTTCTTAATTGCATCCATATCGAAAGCTTCAGAGTTCATCCACTTCTTAGGTATGGTTCTCTTGAAGAAGTCATCTAACAAATCAACCCAGTCGTTTATTCGCTTCTGGACAGATATAAGTGCAGTGCCCATAGCTCTACGATTTTGTCCCTTACCTGCGGTTGGGTGGGCGATTGCTAGGTGGTCATCCATCTTCTCATTACGAGAAAAGGCATACTCTTGTCCGGCGCGAGCCAGCAGCACTCCGTCTGGAAATGCTTCTAACAGTTCTGCTTTTGCTTCATCGCCTACAGAGGGATCAAGAAACATTGCAGGACGCATCCACGTGTACTTAACAGTGGTGTGTCGTGACAATGAGTCACCAGTGACGTACGCTCCAAGTACAGCTTGGCGCACGTTCTCTCTTGCGATGCGATCAAGTTGTGTTGCTGATTGTCCATCGGTGCCGGGACTAATCTTACTTGCGATCCACGGGAACATACCACGAACCATTGCAACGTCATAGTCCAACATCAACTGCACAAACTGCATTTCAGAAAAATTGTCTACGGAAATAGGAACCTTATGATCCAACTTGCCGTGAGCAGTAGTGACTTCCATACCAAGTGGTTTCTTAGAACTGTTACCAACTCCTGCGGAGTCCAACAATCCGTCTATATCTCCACCTGTGTCTGATACTGATTCTGTTACTTGTAAAAAGTCTTCTTGTCCATCTTGTCCAGTAGGTTTGTCGTCTGGAGGATTTAAGATGTCGTCAGGAACGGTAGGAGTAGTCTTGTCTTCTTCGAATCCGTACTTCTGTCCGTCCAGTTGATAGCGCGTCCATAGAAGGACACGATCTTCGTTCCAGAAAATACGAGCGCACTGCACCAAAAGGTCATGGAGCTTGTTGTTGCGTGACCAAATGTCTTTGAATCTATCGGCTTCTTCGGCTGCAATCTTGTCCGGTGCCCACTCTGGGTTTACAGGAGAAAATTCTACCTTCGGTACTTCTCTTGATAGTGCCGATACAATGATGTCACCTTTGGGTCCATACACGTTGGTGTCGTATATGCTATTGTGGTTTCTATCATTGGCTTTCTTACCTTGGCCTCCACCGGGGAGTTCCCATCCTCCACGCTTGCCTCTAAGTAAATGCTGATATCCTCTTTCAAAGTGCAGAGCTTCCCACGTCTGCTCGACTTCCATGCGTCGTGCAGCTACGTCTGTTTTTGTGCAGATGTCATCAAGGGATATCAAAGTACCTCGTGCTATGTCGCTCAACTCAGCAAACGGCTCTGGAGAATGAGGGAACGGAGCGTACACACCAAGGGGACTGTTATTAGGGCTTTCAGGCTGAGCTTCGGACCCGCCTTTTGCGCCTTCTGTCCCCGCCCCTACAACTTCTGAAACATCGTCTGCCATTTGGGACTCCTATTACTTATGCATTGCCTTCAGGCCCTTTGCGCTTGCTATCATGCGACCAAGACGACCTGTGTGATGCCCAGCTAATTTCTTTTCGGGAATTTTTTCTCCCTGTGGTACTCCTAGCGCCTCGTGGAGTGCGCCGGGGTGATGGATTGTGAATCCACCTTTCTTTCCAAGATCAACTTTGTGTGCTTTGTGACCTATTGCCATTGCCGTTCTCCTAGTACACGTTGACGCCGTTGTTACCACGCTTCTTGGTAGCCGATGCGTTCGTGCCTTTACGAATACCCATGGTCACTCTTTTGAAAGAGGTAGGGTTTTGATCTTTTGCAGACAATGGAGGTTGCTGTGGAGATGGGTTTAACTTTGTTCTTCGTCCGATTCCTACACTCATGCTGCCCTCATAGCTTGACGAGAGAGTTGCCCACCTGCATCAAGTTTTGGTTTCTTTTTACGAGGAGGCATAGGTGCCTCTCCCTGTAACCAACTGGGGAGAGGATTTGGATTTAAAGACGCCGTCTCCGCAGGTACTTCTTGTTTCTTTTTCTTAGGAACTCCGAGACCTAACATTTACTTAGCCTCCCAGAAGCGGCAGTATGCAACTGCATGAACTTTCACGTCTCCATTTGGCAAACGTGGTTGCTTCGATAGTTCCTTCATCTTTGGACCGTTGCATCCACTCTCTGACTTAACAAAGTGCTCACAGTTGAAACAGTGCTCCGAACTGCCGGGATGATGCGACTGGTACCCTGTCTTCGGTTCTTTAATTATGGAGAACGCAAATTTACCCATTGACCTTCTCCTTCTTGCGACCGAATCCCGGTGCTTTCTTTTTTCGTTCAGGGAGTCCCTTAGGAGAGCCTGTTGCACCAATCCACTCCTTGACTCCCGAATCCCCTAGCTTCTCTTTGGCGTCCGCTGTGTGCAACCACCGGAACTGTGCCTTAGATTCTGCTGGCATTGCTGCTCCTTACTTAAGGTCCGGCATTGCAAACCCATCTTCTTCCGATGGTGCTCCAGCTTGCCCCTTAGCGCTGTGACCAAAGCCCTCTTCCTCTTGTCCATCCTCTTTACCAGCAGGTGGAACCGAGGCTAATTGGCGTGCTTCGTCGTGCGCATTGTGCGCGTGCTCATGAACGTTCGTATGAACATGGCCATCCTTGTGATGAGAGGTGACAGTGTGTCGTCCAGACTTTTCATCATGATGGATAATGACCTTATGTGCGGCTCCATGTTCTGACACTACCGGATGCTCCTCACCGTCATGTTGCTCTGCTTCGTTCTCTTTTGCGCCTTCTTGTTCTCCAGCTTCAAATTCAGGCGTTTCCTTAGCTTCATGCTCAGGCGACTCGCTGTGCATTCCATCTTCAGAGTGTGACTCGTCGAACTTGCGTCCCGCGAAGATACTGCCGAACTTCTTTCCCGGTACTTTCTTTGACTCGTACATTTATTGCTCCTCTTCGGCAGTGCCGATTACTTCTTGTCGTCCCCAAGCAATTCACTGACCTTAGCGGTAAGTGCTGCTTTGCTATTACAAACGTATTTGTCTGGTTCCATATAGCATGAAGGAACCCAACCCTTCTTCTGACTCAGGGTCTTCTTTGGTTCGTAGCTGGCTTCGATTTCGAATCCATTCTTTGCTACTGAGATGCTGATGCGGCACAACTTTCCTTTATCTGCCATGCTTATACCTTGGCGGCTGTTGCCGCTTCCTCTTCCAATTCCTTTGCGATCCTAGCTTCGTGCTCTTCTTGTTCTGCCTGCCAACTCGTCTTGACTTGGGGAGACTGGAAGCTAGCGAAGCTTGGTTTTTCAGGTTTCTTTGCAGTGGGATCAATGCCTACGCGCCGATTTATATTCAGTTCGTATATACTGATTTTGGTCTGAAGAAACGCCTTCTCCGTTCGAAGCTCAGCGATCACCTGATCCTTGTCTTGTCGTACTCTTTGCAGGTCTTCACGTAGAAGAAGTAAATCTTTTTCTAAACGATCAACCAGCGACGAGTAGAACAGGTCATCCCAGAAACCTCTTATGCTAGATGCGATGCTCATCCTTGATCCTGCTTTCCCATCCACACCGCTTGTTCCGGTGGGCGAAACGATGCATGCTTATTCTCGTTCTCTGCATCGAGCTTCATCTTTAGAAAATGTGCTGCTAGAGGATCAGTCTTTTTCAATGCAGCAACTCTTTCTGCCTCGACTTGCGCTTCGGGTTTCTTTTTGGCTGCTAGGTATCCGTACAGTCCGTATCGGAAACCGTCGTAGCAGTCATCACCTTTGGCGTTGACCTTTAGCACATCGTCCATCAAATCAGGGTTTCTCATCAACGACGGAATTGCTAAGATTATCTCTTTGCATGTGTCGAGGATTACTAATTCACCTTTTTTGATAGCATTGTACATTAGCGATGCAGAACCTATGCGGTCCCTTGTCGCAGATGTAACCGGAGGAAGTCCCACAAGCTTCAACGCTCGTGAGTATTCGTCCGCTGGTGTGCGGCTGTCCATTTGTCGATTAAACTTTTCGTGTGAAAAGTATATGGCCTTTAGAGTTACTGGTCTACCGTCTGGAAGGTGTGCTTTTGCTTTGATGATCGAGGCTAGCTCGTCCATCGTCTTTCCACCTGTTACCACTATCTCTTGAAAGCAAACTGTCTTGAGTCGGTAGTTGTCTCCAACTGAGTCCTTAACCATCGCTTTCGTAAATAAATACGTAGCGTTGGCGTGCTGCATGCCCCAGTCTTCTCCAGCCCAGCACGGTTGCCAGTCTTGCCAGATGATAGCCTCGGGGTCTTCTCGCAAATTTAATACGTGGTATGATGGGTCAAAGCAATCGAAGTATTGACCTTCAACTGCACCGTCGAACCCATACAGAACTTTGTCGCGTTTCGCTTTTGGCATCGACATCAAACGAGCAACAATGCCGGGGTCGCGTGCTAGCAGTTCTGGGTTATCCAGCACTGTAGATCGCTGATAAGCGTACGCATCTGGATCGTAAATCTTATTCCATTCTCCAGACTCTTGAATCCACCATGAACCGTCCACCGGATCACGCTTAGCGTCTTCTCCGGGGTTCCATGGTTCTTTCTGAACGAACAGCGTGCGGTAGTACTCGTAGTGCGGACCTAATGGGTTGGTGCATCCCACAATGGCCGGGATTGGAAGATTGCCTGCCTCGTCCCTCTCGCAAGCTGGGTTCACAATGTTACGTTGGAACAGCATCATCCACGCATCCGGCGAGAACTGTCCACATTCATCTACCAGAATGGCTGGGTATGCTTGTCCTAAGTACTGTTCGATATCTCTATCTTTGTTGTTCTGGCAATGCCCGAAGACTACGCGGGAGCCGTTCTTTAAAGTAGCAACGTGCTTCGTCTGGTCATAGTCATATAGTTCCTTCGGCATGAAGGTCTTGAAATCGGCAATAGCTCCGTTTTCCAATTCCTTGAAGTTCCTACGAAGGACCAACAAGTTGCATCCTGTCCACTGCAGACAGTAATGCATCACAAAGTACATCAACCATCCACAGGTCTTTCCTGAACGGATTCCGCCAGTGCTGAGACACTGACCAGCTGCTGGTTGAAGGTACACTTTGCCATCGCGCTGTACATACCTTAGCAACTCTGTTTGCTTTGCCTGAAACTTGAAAATCTTATCAAAGTTCAGCGTGCCGTCCGAGTTCAGGTACGGCTTTGTTTCTACCGCGTCTGTAGTTTTTCTACGGGGCACTGAGTTGCCTCTATTTCTTTTCGTTTGTAGTGACGCTTACCACTTCCGCAAATGATGGTTGTTTTGCTTTCTCAACAATGTTGTCCGCGTCTACAATCTTTGGGTTCATAATGTCTGGTGACACTACGATGATAGTCTTCACAGGCTGAGTCGTCAGTTTGTCCATTTCTTTTTCGGACGGGTCTTCTTTACCCAGCGCACGGCGCATAGCGACTTCATACGCTTTTACTGCTGCCATGTCAGCTTTCGGGTCTCCTGATCCTTCTCCCTGTGCAATACGCATGACGTTCCTGAATGCTACTTCGTGCTCTGTCAGTCCGGGGTTTTTCTTGTTTGGACTGTTCAGGAACTTCCTATCTTTCCTTGTGAAATCTACCACTGGCGCTGGAGGTTTAGGTTTGCGTACGAACTGACCGCTACTTGCGCGAATCATTTCACGTGTGCCACCCTCCTTCGTCTTGATGACGACTAGGGCGGTCTCAGGTGGGGTTGCCACCTGAGGTTTTTCTGAGTCCGCCATGTCTTGTTCCTCTTACAGTTTCTTGAATTGAGCTACAGCAGCGTCGAACACGTACTCCGCTTTTGAGAGTCCGTACTTAACGTACAGTTTCTCGACAGCATCAGTAAAGGTCTTAGCCTTCGCTTCTGCTGAGACTTGTAGTCGGTGCATTTCCAGTTGAATCTTCAGGTACTCCAGTTCCGTTTCGCGGAGCAGAAGTTTTTCCTCTGCTTCGATCTTAACTAAAGCAGCCTTTACTTTCTCTTCAACCTTTTCCACTTCTGCAACGACTTCCTTCTCGACGGATTTCACTTCTGCAACCACGGCTTCAGTCACGGTCTTTACTTCGCCTTCAACTGCCTTCACTACGTTTTCTAGTTCGCTCATGTTCTGAGTCTCCTATGAGTTTTGTGCCTTTAGAAAATCGTTAGACCTTTCAAGATGGCACCTTTCTTGAAAATCCCTCTATCAGAAATCTTTTGTCTCTGCTCTTCAAAAGCAGGCCCGTGATCATCACGCATTTTGGTTGCTACATGACACATCTCGTGCGCTAGTGTTGCAAGAACGGCTGTCTTACCGGGATTTTTGGTTTTGCTGATGATGATTATGTACTCGTGTCGATAGTGATCTTCGGCAAATGCCGTTGGAGAGTCGTGCTTGTCTGAAGTCCATGCAAAGTACTTTTCTTCAAACTTCTCAATCTCCAATTCGTTGATCCATCGTACACACACGTTGCTTGGAAGTTCATTGTGAAAGAACTTTTTATTTATAAGTCTGTACCAATGCTTTAGACACTTGTCGGATCGCACTGCGATTCTCCAAGCTCACAACGCCTTCGGCGCATTCGAGCGTATAAACGACAAAGGCTCAACCCTGTTAAGAGTTGAGCCTTAAACCCACCGTTCTTCACGGCAGGGGTGTATTTGAATGTGTCCTGTTACCAGCCACGCGTTAACGCGGTCTTACAAGTTTTAGGGTACAGGTAAATCCCTTATGTGTGACATTCCCGAACTCGTGCCTTGCAAGG